TGGATCGGGGTTTGGCGTCACGCTTTATAACTACGATGGCAATATCTACCCAAGCGATGAAAGTCGAATGATGGCTGAAATGGGTGATGATCACTTCAGGATGGGCAATGTTTTTGATACTAATTGTGAAGAGCTTTTCTTTGGTCCTGTAATGCAAGAGTTGGCGACGGCAGGTGTCAATGACTGCCTTCCTGTATGTTCAGACTGCGCATTTGCGCCATACTGCGGCGCTGATCCGATACGCCGCTATCAAGTCACCGGATCGGTATATGGTAACCCGGGAAAAGATGATTTTTGCCTAAAAAATAGAGGGATTATTGCTATGGTCATCAAAAAATTCACTCAAGGTGATAATGAAACTCGCCGTTTGCTGATGCAGTGGGGACTTAAATGAACATGATAGCTGTAAAGGATAATTTATTTCTTACTGCCCAGGCAAATGTAACTTTTAATTTGGAAAATGCTTTGTTCGGTAAGGTAGTCACGACATATGATGGGCGTAGCTCAGATGTAATCCTCTTTTTACTGCCCCACGCCAAGTCTGATTTGCCCTTGGGCCGATTAGCTGGGATTATTTGTACAAGTCATGATCCCAGGTTGATAGATTTACAAAAGCAAAGTGACATGCCCATAGTTGTCGTTGATCCAGACATCGTGTTTAGTCATGGGGATATTATCTCTGTTAGTGAGCGAGGAAGGATCCATCGCCATTTTCGCTCAAGTTCGTCGAATAATGCCTTATTAGTAACTGAAGTTTGTAACAATCTGTGCATTATGTGCCCGCAACCGCCTAAACCAGCACTGGCGGTCGATCAGTCCAATACAGAAAGACGAATAATGCAAACGCTCGCGTTGATAGATGAGGATACCCTGCCTGATTCTTTATGTATTACCGGTGGAGAGCCAACAATGCTGAAAGAGGGACTCATTCACATTGTTGAACGTATTGCAGACAGGATGCCAAATACATTAATTCATTTACTTACAAACGGTCGCTATTTATGTAATGAACACTATACGTTAGCTCTTGCTAACGCAGGACGGCATCAGCTTCTCGCCGGGATCCCGCTATTTGGACATGTGTCGGATATTCACGACTATGTTGTCCAAAAGCAAGGTGCATTCGATCAGACCTTAGCAGGACTTCTAAACTGTTATAAATATGGCATTAATATAGAGCTGCGTGTGGTATTGCATAAGGTAACCGTGAAGTACCTGAAAGCATTGGCAGAATTTATTGCCCGTAATCTTTTCTTTGTGAAACATGTGGCACTGATGGGCATGGAAAATATGGGATATGCGAAACTCAACCGTAAAGAGATATTTGTTGATCCTTGGGATTATAAAGATCGACTTTCGGACGCTATTGAAATATTTCAGCTTTATGGGATTGAGGTGCGAATTTTTAACTTACCGCTCTGTATCGTAAACTCTGATACCCAATCTTACTGCGTAAAAAGTATCAGTGATTTTAAGAATAGTTGGCATCCAAAGTGTGAGCATTGCCTTAAGCTCGACATGTGCTGCGGATTATTTAACTCGACCACACAAAAATTCTGGTTATCTAAACATATTCAGGCTTTTACTGCAAATGAGTAATAAGCGAAGGGTATAAGCAAAAGAAGAGGGAAACAGATAAGGAGAGGAGAAAGCACTAAATCACAGGAGATGATTTGGTGCGTCTGAATGGACTCGAACCATCGACCCCCACCATGTCAAGGTGGTGCTCTAACCAACTGAGCTATGAACGCAACGTTGTGTGTGACAACGGGGACGAATATTAACGGCAGGCGACGGCTCTGGCAAGCAGAAAAAAGCACTTTTATTACTGATTTCACGCGATTGCGGAACTTTTATACATAAAACACACATTTCCTTGATGCGTAAGGATAAATATTAATCGTAAATCTCTTTGGGGGCATCAGGGGGACATTACTGATAGTAGTTTTCCGTTCAGCATGCTTATCTGATCCACATTCATATCTGAAATCCACTTCGAGTAAACTGTGTAAACCATCTTAGCGTTATCGTGCCCCATCTGGTTTGCCATGAAAGATGGGTTGGCTCCGGCAGACAGTAACCAGCAGGCAAAGGTGTGCCTGGACTGATAGGGATGGCGATACCGTATGCCCGCTTTTTCGATCCCGCGCTGCCAGCTGTATGAGATAGAACGTTTTGAGTAGTGACCTTTTCGCGCGCCTGGCGAGAAAACAAACTTCACGCATTGCTCTTCAATTCGCCCATGCTCATCTGTGATGAAAAACAATATCACTTGATGGATAATTTCCAGTTATAGCAAACTGTTCGTTGAGCGCGTCCAGTGCTGGTTGCAGTAAGGTAATGGTCCCGATCCCCGCCTCGGTTTTAGGCGGAACAAACAGCCCCTTTGCAGTAAGGTTTCTACCGACATGGATCTCACCCTTGCTAAGATCAATATCCTCCCAAGCCAGGGCGCATAGTTCACCGTGTCGAAGCCCGGTATGCACCGCAACGATCCATATCAGCGCAAAGCGGCGAGGCAAGACCTTTAGCAGACTATGGTACTCACCAATTAGAAGTGGATCAGGAGCCTTCTTGGAAACCTTAAGCGATTTCAAATGCTCGTAAGGTGCGTGGCTGATGAACTGGCTTTGGTGCGCCAGCCTGAGCATGCCGCACAAGGCACCTACCAAATTATTAACTGTTGAGGCACCTCGACCTTTCTTGTTGAACCAAGGGGCTTTCAGATTAACCACGTCGCCGGTAAGCAGTTCATGGCGATAGTTAAGAATGTCCGAATGCTGGATTTCAGCGATCGGAGTTTTGTCACCCACCACATTTCGAAGAGTTGATATCTTCGAGGCCAGAGAGTCGTAAGAAGCCGCTGAAACTTCCAGCGACTTTGCGGAAAGATAGACGTCACAGAGCTCTTTAAAAGTGGCCACTCTTCTGACTGTACTGAATTTACTAGCGGCTTTTGACTCCGGGAACCTGCTTGCGTAATCGAAGGTACCCAGCTGGATCTCTCCAACGATAGTGGCACGCAGGTTTCCTGCTTTTCGCAAATTTGCATTCGTAACAGACCAGCCCTGTAAAACCTCGCGGCAGCGGACTCCTTTATATAGAAACCAGATCCTTATTTTTCCATTATGAAGTTCTACTCCAGTAGGGTGGTTCATCGAGCATCCTGTACAAATTGATTAATTTTTGGATAGTTGTACCAAACCAGCGCCTTATCTTTAGTGGCGCTGGGTGTTTGCGGTAATCGCTTGAAGTGAATCCCCTCTACCCAACAGCCGAGGCGATAGCTTTTGATCTGGCGCGATGTGAGCCCTGTTTTCTCCACCAGGCGCGACTCGACGACCCACTCTTCATTGAATACGATGTGTGCCATAAAAACTCCTGGCGACCGGCACGAGTATAACTATGCCGATCGCATGGTGATGATATTTCGATATCAAGCTATCCGACCGGCCAGGCGGCGCAGACGTCGCGCGCCTGTGATTGCCGTTGCCACGTAACTGGTGCTGCGGTTTTCCACCTCAACCTTTCTCTTCGCTCCGTCCACCTGCACCGTGTATTCGCTACGGGTGGCCCGGCTGGCGTAATCGCCGAACCGCTCAACATGATGGGCCAGCGCGGCGTCACAGGCCCGGCGAGCCAGTGGCGAGTCTTTCCTGCTTCGGTTAATCAGCCTCATTCAGCACGCTCCGGATCCAATACGTCCCAGCAGTTCCGCTCTATGTTTGCCAACAAGCGGCGTTCTTCGACCTCGGCCAGCGGCCGGCCGGTCAGCTCGGCGATTTGCTTATTGTTATGGGTTAGCAGCAGCTTCAGCTCGCTGTTGCTCCAGCGGGTTTGTTTATCGCTCATCTCGTTACCGGGAGGGTTGCCCCTCCCACCTCCCTCAGGCCATGTATTCCGGCTTCATATCGCCCAGAGTAATGGCGAACTGGTCATACAGTTCGTCGCCCAAGTGACGTTTTGCCGCCGCCAGTGTCTGCTCTGCTTTGGCGAACAGCTCAGTAGCATCCGGCTCGCCGGACTGGGGCAGGGAGTTGATCGCCGCTTCCACCTTGTTACGGGCATCGACTAGGTAATAGCGCTTCACAGCTTTGTTTTTAAGCTCAGTGAACAACGCCGAGCCGAGGATGGGTTTGGCCGCTTCGATATCAACCCGTATGGCTTTGGCCTGGTCTACGGATTGCGCTGCCTCAATGCGATCGCGGAACTCGTCGGCCAGGCCATCAATATTGGTACCGGATTCCTGCGCGCTGTTAGTTGTCGATTCAGCCGGGATATCGGCAACACTTACGCGCTGCTGCGGTGCCGGGTTAATCTCTTTTTCCTGGCGATCTTCAAGCTCATCAGGTGTGTAAACGCCCAGGATTACATCCGGACAGAACAGACGAGCCCAGCGTTTTACTGCCAGGTAGGCGAGCTGCTGGCGGGGATCGTCAGCCCACAGTGTTGAATTACGGGTTCGGGCCTGAGCCAGTAGCAGATCCAGCTCACGTGGCTGCTCTTCGCCTTTAAGCGTTGCGCGGATGCTAATGCCGATACCTGCTTCGTCCGCCATGGTCCAGCCCGGAACGCGATATTCCCCTTTTTCACCTTTGCGGATGTGAAATTTTCCGACCACTTTTTCCCAAGGGCCGTACCACTCATACTCAAAGCGGTTCGCCAGCACGCCGCTGCGTGAAATCACTGCGTTAACCAGCTGGGCCTCATAACCCAGCACGCCGTTAATCAGGTGCGTTTTTTGCGCCACGGCGAAAGGGTTCATCTGCCACTGCGCCGCCTGCATTGCAACGGCCATACAGTCTGCCTGGTTGCCCTGAAGGTGTTTAGGCACTGTCGCCGCACCCTGCGCCATAATCTGGGCGAATGTGCTGATGGCATTCAGATACTGTGAATCGAACAGCGCGATGTTTGAATTAACGACAGCGTTCTGGTCAGCTCAGCGCTGATTAACTTCAGCGATCCGGATAACCACTATCAGGACCGTACTACGGCGGTGATGTTTCCTGACCTGGTGAAGCAGTTCAACTTTAAGCAGACGCAGATAACGGCCATTGGCTGCACACGTGAGAGTGAGGCGCAGCGACGCGGTGGCTGGGCGGTCTACTCCAACTATCTGGACCGGATCATCACCGTGGAGACCGGGCTTGATGGTGTCGTCTTTATGCCCGGTACCGTGTTCGCCTTTGCGGATGAACGCGTTTCCGGCCGGGTATACGGTGGGCGCGTAACGGATTATGACGCATCAATCCGGGCGGTCACCACTGACCGGGGCACCAGCGCGGTACCCGGTGATACGCTGATGATCCGCACGCAGGGCGGCACCGTGGAGAGCCGTATTATCCAGGCGGTGAACGGCAACCAGCTGATTGTGTCCACGCCATTTGCCGCGACACCAGCACCGGATGCGGTCTTCGTCATCGATGCAGGGCAGCTGCGCCTGCAGTATTTCCGGGTGACTAACCTCAGGTACAACGACGAGGAAAATACGTTCACCATTACCGGCGCTGAGTACAACACCTCGAAATATGATGCCGTAGATAATAACGCGCGCCTGGATGTTCCGCCGATTAGCCTCATCCCTACCGGGCTGGTGGCACAACCGGGCAACGTTACGATCTCCGGCTATGATACTGTCCGCCAGGGGCAGCGCGTGGCTACGCTGGTGGCAACTTGGGACGC